GGGGTATTCGCCCAAGACCGCAAAGCAGACGGGTTCTGAAAACCTTGCAAAACCTGACTTGAAAGCGTACATCGAAACCGAACTTGAAAAACTTCATTCGGCCAAGATCGCTGATGCTGAAGAAGTCATGAAATACCTGACTTCGGTAATGCGGGGTGAACATACTGAAGAAATCCCGATCCTGTGCGGTGACGGTTGCCAAGAATTGACGCAGAAAGAGGTTGGAGCCAAGGAAAGGCTGAAGGCCGCTGAACTGATCGGCAAGCGTTATGGTATGTTCACGGACAAGATAGGTGTGGAAGGGGCCGTTCCGGTGATTATCACGGGGGATGATCAACTTGAAGATTAGCCCACAGGCCAAGCGGGTTCACCTTCCTGAAGTGGTTGGCAAGGGTTACGGAACCTTCTGGAACTTCAAAGGCCGTTACCGGGTGTGTAAGGGAAGCCGTGCTTCCAAGAAATCCAAGACAACGGCCCTGAACATCATCAAACGGATGATGCAATACCCGGAAGCCAATACCCTTGTGGTTCGTAAGGTGTTCAGAACCTTGAAAGATTCCTGTTTCACCGAACTGAAATGGGCAATCAACCGCCTTGGGGTTTCAGCCTATTGGGAAATCAAGGAAAGCCCCCTTGAAATGACCTACCTTCCTACCGGTCAGAAGATTTACTTCCGGGGCCTTGATGATCCCCTAAAAGTGACGAGTATCACGGTTGAAATAGGGTTTTTGTGCTGGTGCTGGATTGAAGAAGCATACGAAATCATGAATGAAGCTGATTTTGATATGCTGGATGAATCCATCCGTGGTGCTATCCCGGAAGAAACCGGCCTGTTCAAGCAAATCACGCTGACATTCAACCCGTGGAACGAAAAGCATTGGATCAGGAAACGCTTCTTCGGGGAGATCACCGGCAAGGATGCCCAAGGGAACCCCACATACAAGTTCCATGATAGTTGGATCAGCCCGGATGGGCAGATTTACGCCACAACCACCAATTACCTGTGTAATGAATGGCTGGACACGGCGGATTTGAAGGTGTTCAACACCATGAAGGAAAACAACCCCCGCCGTTACAAGGTGGCTGGCCTTGGGGGTTGGGGCATTGTGGATGGCCTGATTTTCGATAATTGGCGGGAAGAAGCCTTTGATTATCTGGCTATTTCCAAAAAGCCTGATGTGAAAAGCGCCTTCGGCCTTGACTTCGGTTATACCAACGATCCCACGGCCCTGTTCTGTGGGCTGGTGAGTGAGAAGGAAAGAACCATTTGGGTGTTTGATGAACTGTATGAAAAGGCCCTGACGAACCGGGCAATCTGTGACCGGATCACCGGCATGGGTTACGGCAAGGAACGGATCAAGGCCGATTGTGCCGAACCAAAGAGCATTGATGAATTGCGGGATGCTGGCCTTCATCGTATCAGAGCCGCCCGGAAGGGCAAGGACAGCGTGAACAACGGAATCCAGTACATTCAGGGTTACACCATCATTGTTCATCCCCGATGCGTGAACTTCATCACAGAGATTTCAAACTACACATGGGCAGAAGATAAGTTCGGGGCCAAGATCAATGTTCCCATTGATGATTTCAACCACCTTATGGACGCTATGCGTTACGGGCTGGAAGATATGTTGGTTGGCCCCGCCTTCAGCTTCGACTAATAACATGATAGTAACAAAATCCCCCGGAAATCGTGTGATTCCGGGGGATTGCAATTATTAAGCAATGAAGAAAGGCGGTAAGTGAATATGTTTCTGGATAACGCTATGGAGCGTATCAACCGCCTGATCCTTCAGGGTGGGCGAACCGGCATGACTGAAAATCAGTTCTTCGCCGCTGAAATCAAGGAATGGAAGAATAGTCAGCGCCGCAAGGATCAGGTTATGGGTGATCTGTACTATGAAGGACAGCATGACATTCTTCAGCGTCAGCGCACAATCATTGGTGAAAACGGTCAACTTCAGGTGGTGACGAACCTTCCGAACAACCGCCTGATTGATAACCAATATGCCCTGATGGTGGATCAGAAAACTAACTACCTTGTGGGCAAGCCCTTCACCCTGAACTGTCAGGATAAGGGTTACACGGATGCTTTGGGCAAGGTTTTCAACAAACGGTTTTACCGGCTTCTGAAATATGTTTGTGAAGATGCCCTGAACGGTGGCCTTGGCTGGATTTACCCCTATTACAATGAAGCTGGTGAACTGACCTTCAAGCATTTCCCGGCCTATGACATTCTTCCTTTTTGGGCTGACGATGATCACACCATCCTTGATTGTGCGATTCGCTACTACACCCAAGAAGTGTGGAACGGCTACCAGAAGGAAAAGGTTGAGAAGGTGGAAATCTTCAAAGCCGATGGCATTTACCGGTATATCTATCAGAATGATATGCTGATTGCCGATGTGGAAGCCGGTGAACACGAAAACTATTTCATGGTTGAGGAAGAAGGCCAAGAACCCAAGGGGTTCAACTGGACAAGGATTCCGCTGGTTCCTTTCAAGTATAACAAACAGGAAATCCCCCTGATCCGCCGTGTGAAAACCCTTCAGGACGGAATCAACACCATGATTTCCGACTTTGAAAACAATATGCAAGAGGACGCACGGAACACCATTCTGGTTCTGAAGAACTATGACGGTGAAAACCTTGGTGAGTTCCGCCACAACCTTTCCACCTATGGAGCCGTGAAGGTTCGTGAGGATGGCGGGGTTGAAACCCTTCAGGTTGAAATCAATGCAGAGAACTACAAGGGCATTTTGGAACTTCTGAAGAAGTCCTTGATTGAAAATGCCCGTGGCTACGATGCCAAGGATGATCGTTTGAGTGGCAACCCCAATCAGATGAACATTCAATCCATGTATTCTGACATTGACCTTGACGCAAACGGCATGGAAACCGAGTTCCAAGCGGCCTTTGAAGAACTGTTGTGGTTCATCAATCAGGATTTCAGCAACCGGGGCTTGGGCGATTATGAAGGCGCTGAACTTCAGATCGTGTTCAACCGTGACATTCTGATCAATGAAACGGAATCCATTGAAAACTGTTCCAAGTCCGTTGGTATTCTGTCCACGGAAACCATTGTGGAACAGCACCCGTGGGTTACGGATGTTGAAGTGGAGCTGGCCCGGTTGCGTAAGGAAAAGGATGAAGCAATGGAACAAGCACAGGAATACGCCGGAGCCTTCCAGACCGGCAACCAGAACAAAGGTGACAATGGCGAGGGTGAATAACCCCCGCCGTTTCACAATATATGCCGGGGCAGACCTTGAGTGTGGCGGGGTGCTATTACTCCTACCCGCCAAAGGGTGAAATTCCCTTCCCCGGCCCATCATGGCCCGTTAGTCAAGTGGTTAAGACACCGCCCTTTCACGGCGGTAACGCCGGTTCGATCCCGGCACGGGCTACCATGCTTCCCTGTTGGACTTGGCTGAAAATGCTTGCGGGGCCTTCAGCCCTGATGGGGAAGTCTTATTTGCTGAAGTGGATGGAATAGGCAGACACGGCGGATTCAAAATCCGTTGCCGCAAGGCGTGTGGGTTCAAATCCCACCTTCAGCACCATTTTTCAGGATTGGAGGAACCGGCCATGAGAAATGCGGACTATTGGCGTGGACGGTTTTCCATCTTGGAGGACAGCGCCCACCAAGAAGCCCAGCGAACCATTCAGGACATGGAAGAACTGTATTTGGATGCCCAGCGTTCAGTTCAGAAGGAAATTGAAAGCTGGTATGCCCGTTTTGCGGTGAACAACCAAATCAGCCTGACCGATGCCCGGAAATGGCTGACCGCTGGACAGCTTGAAGAATTTCATTGGAGCGTTGAACAGTATATCAAGATCGGTGAACAGGCCGGGTTGGATGCGGCATGGCTGAAGAAGCTGGAAAATGCGTCCACCCGGTTCCACATTTCCCGCCTTGAAGCTGTTCAGACAGGTATTCAACAACAGCTTGAATTGCTATATGGCAATCAGGTTGATAGTCTGGATGCCCTGTTGAAGAAGGTTGTGGGCAATGGTTACACCCACACAGCCTTTGAGGTTCAGAAGGGCGTGGGCCTTGGTTGGGATATTACCGGGCTGGATCAGAAAAAACTTGAAACCTTGCTTTCAAAGCCTTGGACAACGGACGGGCGAACCTTCCGGGATCGCTGTTGGCTGAACAAAAATGATTTGGTGGGTTCGGTCAGTAAGAGCCTGACACAAGGGCTTCTTCGGGGTGATTCCCCGGCCAAGATCACCACGGCCATTCAGAAGCAGTTCGGGGTTCATCGGTATAAGGCGGGGCGATTGGTCAACACCGAAACCACCTATTTCAATGCAGTTGCCACCAAGGAATGTTACAAGGATTTGGATGTTGAAATGGTGGAAATCATTGAAACGCTGGATTCCCATACCTGTTCCATTTGTGGTGGGCTTGATGGTAAGGTGATCCCTATTTCCCAATATGAACCCGGCGTGACTGTGCCGCCGTTCCACCCCAACTGTCGAGGAACTACGGCCCCGGCCATTGATCCCAAGTATGCCGGTGAAAGAGCCGCCCGGAACGCTGATGGGGATGTGTACTATGTTCCCGCCAACATGAAATATGCTGATTGGGTTCAGACCTTCGTGAACGGCGGTTCCAAGGCTGGCTTGACCGTTGCAACCGGGGCCGGTGTTGCCAAAACGCTTCGTGACTACAACACCGAGTTTGGAAAGAAGTTCGGCAAAGACCATTATGATCAGATTCGTGATCGTGTGGACGCTTGCCAAAGTTCTGACCTTCAGGCCGCTTGGGATAAGTATGAAAACCAAATCAAGGTTGCAAAGGCTGACCATCAAGGCGGCGCATATTGCCAAGGCAAAAATATTTATGTGAATATTGATGCCGATTCTAAAGGCCGTTCTTGGAGCGCCCCTTACGCAACCACCTTCCATGAAAGCGGCCATGCCATTGATGGGCTTGCGGCACAGCTTGGAACCCCGAATGGGCAATGGCATTTTTCTTCTACTTACAAGGGCGGGGCTTTTCCCCAAACTATCAAGGATGAAGTGAATGATTGGGTGGATCGGGTTCTTGCTGACATGAAGGCCCATAAAGATGATTTCCCGTATTGGGTACAAAAAGGCTGGATGTCGCAAACTACCGCTGATTATTACATCAAGTATGGTGGGTTCAAGGTAAAAAAATCTTATGCCTATGCCGCCGTTCAAGCGGAAGTGAAGGCATTGACCCCATTGCAGTACGGTGATCTTTCTGATATATTGGAAGGGGCTACCCGTGGAAAAATCCGCTGTGGCATTGGTCATGGTGGTGGTTCTTACTGGACAACCCGAACTTACAACGGGATTGATTGGGGCCTTGGAACTGAAGCCTTTGCGGAAATGACTTCCGCAACAATGACTTCCCCGGAAAGTTTGGCAACCATCAAGAAATATCTTCCCAAGTCCTATGCCATGTATGAAGATATGTTGAAGGTGATTGCAAATCAGCCGTGAAAGGGGTGTTGAAAATGGCTGAACTGATTGAACAGTATCTTGAACAATTTCATGAAAACTTCCCCCTGTTCGCCCTGATGGGTGTCGAGGAAGCGGAAGTGGAAGCCATTATTCAGGATTGTTTGGATAAGGGAACCCCTTACCGGCCACCTGAACTGGATGAAAAATCCCTATATTGATGATCTGACCACCCCGGCCTTCTG